TCCACTCTTGCAAATTAGCAGTCTGCCCTGCGGCTGCTTGTATGATTTGACCGATTTTATCAGTAGCATTTGAAATAACGTGAAGTTTAGCGGATGGCGTATCTCCACCAATAGATACATCATTGTCAAGTAAGGTGATGCCGTAATTAAAACCATTACTTAGAAATAATCTATAATTTTCATGGCTAATTATTGCTGTGTTGCCACTACCTCTCCAACCAGCGGTATAGTAAGATCCGTTATATGTAGCATAGTTATAACTTATACTCCCACCCAGCGCACCTTGAAATATTATATTACCATTATTTGGAATAGCTACATTAAAATTTGCAGCAGGTGTTGCCGTTCCTACCCCAACCCTATTATTCACAGCATCTACAAATAGCGTATTAGTGTCTACTGCTAAGTTGCCGTTGTTTGATACAACAACTTTATTCGTATCAATGACAAAGAAATCACCGCTACCGCTATTGGTAATATTCAGCGTTGTGCCGCTACCGCTATTTGTTAAGCCAAGTGTTGTGCCTGACCCTGATGTGGTTACTGATACTCCCCCTGTAAAAGCTGCACCCGATAAATTTGCCTTTAAGTCAAAAGCACTCTGCAAGTCTGTTTGGTCGCTTAACAAGCCAAGTATCTCACCCCATGAAACGGATGTGCTTACGGCAGAGAACTCAAAGCCATCTGCCGTTGCATTTACTTTGATGTACTTGTCTGCATTGCCTGTGAAGTCAAGGTCATCTTTTAACGCTTGCAGTATCTCGTCTAAGTTTACGTTTATTGTTATCGCCATTATAGGTTGATGTTAATTGTTTCGTCTTCGGCTACGTTGATGTTTAATGTCTGCTGCAATACACCTTCTACATACACGCTAAATGGTACGTTGTAAGGGCTTGTAGGTACTACTGCACCACTTGTTATATCGAATGGTAAACTTGCTCTGTCATAATCGTAAGGTGCTTTAATGCTCATTGTTAAAGCCTGACCTACATAGCTTGTTCTGCCTTTGCTATCAAAAGGCTCTATGCTTACTGTGTTAAAGTTTACATCTATGTCTTCGTAGATATTAACGCAGTTTGTGGAATCACTACCACTACTTACTCCACGCAGAAAGCTGATAAAGTCTAATGCAATCAGCATCGTGTCGTTATGGATGTTTGTTCGGGTTTGCTGCTCGTAGCCTACAAGTTCTTCCCCCTTATTGTTTATATCCATGAATACACAACTTAACTCGTAAGTTATTTCGTGTATAGCCGGCACTATGTTGGTGATGTCGAACAAGAAGTAAACACCATTGGTCTTTTTCTTCCAGTCAATGTCAATAGGTTCAGAACCTACTTGAAACTCACTTATCTGTGCGTGTCGAGTTCCGAAGTTCTCCGCTAAGTCTATTATCCGATTGTATGTTACGCTTAATGCCACGTTCTTCTTTTTCTATGTACTTCTTTAACTTTAACAGATGCTTGAATGGTACTTTTTTCATTTCTTACATACGTTATACCTATCTCCATAATCCACATCTATGTCATTACACTTACCTCTTCTGCCCCCTAAGAATATAGCTGACTTAAACTGATTTCTGTTAGGGTGTATCTTGTCTATGCCATCGCCAGGATTGTCGTACAATGGGTAAGATGTGTTATTCTCTATCAAGTATAGGGTGGCACGATTGGCGTAAAACTCTGCCCAATTCATGTACTCTTCTTCCATGCTGTCAATGGTCTTGCTTGAAGGAGTGATGTAGTTCTCATCTTCGTACTCCTTCATCCCTATATTGCCAAACTTGTAAGTGATACGCCTAATTAACTTTGCACTAACCCACCACTTCATTGCAGGGAGCAACTTATTCATTAAGGTGGTGTTTAAAGATGTTAGGCTATTAGGTATCTGACTAAGCAATTCTTCGTACAATCCCGTTCCTACTATCTCTTGCACAAATGTGTCTTGACATAGTTCAATTACGGGGGTAATGTACTCCGAGTTTACGTTCTCGTCTATTACCGTGTGCCGCTTAAAATAAGCGGGTGTCATTAATAATTTATTCGTTGCCATCTGCTCTGTAAATTGGGTTTCCTTGTTCGTCTACTACTACTACCACTTGCTTCCATTCGTGTCTGCAAAATGGTACTGCTGCTATACTTCCTGGCTCTCTATACCATCCACCTCTGCTTAAAAATACATCTGTTACTTCGGGAGCAAAGTCAGCTTTCATGTCGTTACGCATCTCATCTATCTCTTCTATGGTGTAAAGCCTTCCGTTGGCTGTCTGTGCCATCATTCGCTGACAAAACTGCCTGCTTCTACTGCCTGGCTTTAATGGCGCTGCATCATCTCTAAGGTTGTACTCAAACATGATCTTGATGTTATTAGGAGCATTCATCAACTTGGCGGCATTCTTACCACGCCTTGTTACCCTTGTGGCACTACCTTCTCTTGTGATGTAACCTAATGCCATCAGCAAGCCACCCATTTCCCAAATACTTTCTAATGGGGTGTCAGTAGCCGCACTAAGATCGGTGTAACTTAAATCAGGTGATGCTGCAATAAGACCTAATAATGTCAATGCAAATGGGCTAAGTTCCTCTTGAAACTTAAACAATTCGTTAGGCTCTGTATAACCTTCATCAGAACGCAAATAAACGCTATCTGTGAGCAGTCTTGCTTCTTGTGGTACTTCTACCCCCTTGCCTTCAAGATAGTCTGCCATAGCTGCCTCTAAATCGCTGAAATTGACTTTAACATCTGACATTGCAACTTGCTCTTGACTTTCAAGGGTAAGATTCATGTCATAGCGGTCATTAAGCAGCTTTCTTATCTCATCTCTATCAAGGTGTTCCATGATAACATTTTCGCTAAATGGAACGCCTATGTCTACTGGCTTTAATTCGTCTATTAGGTAAGTTGCGTTCACATCACCGAATACCCTTGCTATCTTGTTAAGCGTTCTTAGGATAGGCTTTTGGCGGTTGTGTATGTACGTTTTCTTAAAGGTTTCGTATGATACGGCAATTTCATCACGACCACCTAACTGCGTTGCTACACGAACACCGAATAGCATAGGTGAAGTAACTTGATGACCGGTAAAGATATTCTGCTGAACGTTCTTCTCTACCATGTCAAACTGCTTGTCAAGGTCGTTAGCCATCAATCGCTCTATGGTAGGTGCTGCTTCCTTAGAAGGGCTGAACACCATCACAAAGCGGTTAGCGTTTTCGCTGCCAGTAAACTTGCGTTCAAGTTCTCTTTCGATGAACTCTTGCTCTTCTTCTGTTTCAGGCACTCCGTTGTTAAAGCTAATCAGCGTACCCGCACTAAATCCGTTCTTGATGTTATTGAGGTGGTAGTTTGCTATCTCTACGGTTGTTTCAATCGCTGCCAATGCACCTTGATAGATAGGAAGTGGGTAGTGGTTCATTTCGGGTCTGTGTTCCCGATGAATGATAAGACCACGCTTCTGATTCTCATCATAGGGGTCAAACAACTTGTACTCCTTTATCGTAGGTCGGTAGTTTCTGTTGCCGTACTTATCAAGCCAATTATCGCTATAAAAGATAGTCTTTTCGTCTTCGCTGAATCTTAGTCTGCTGAAATCTATGTGGTAGAAATTGTATCCACCACCACGCCTTCTGATTACTTCTATGCCATAGCCATTGAACAACTCATTGTCCATAAACAACTTTGACATTAAGCTATACCAATCTTCGTGTTCGTTAGCAGAAGAAACAAAGTCAATAGCTTTCGCAGCATCTACCTGGCTTATGCCCTCACGCTTTACCATTAAGCCCTTACCTTTCAGATAAGACACTTTGCCATTGACAAGGGCATTATGCACGGCACTTTGATTATAGAGGTCGATGAGGTATTGGGGGAAATCATTATTTTCTCCCCAGTACACCCACTTCTTTCCTCTGACTTCTTGCACCTTTGGCACGAAGTATTGTTTGAGTTCGATGACTTTTGAGCCACTATACCTATTTTTAGTCGGGGTCGTATCCTTCATTGTCGTATTCTAAATTCGGACTTTGATTAGTTATTATTGTTCCTTGCACTCTTGCAAATCCTGTTTCTAATAGTCTGTCGTTTTGCGGTATATCAAGATCATTAGAAGTCTTTCCATAAATCGTGTACTTATAATCGCCTTCGTACTCAAAGTAAACTTGACTACCGGTTGTGTTTGCACTCGTCATAGATGTAACTGCAAACAGATTATACCTTTCAGGATATTGTGATGTATCTTGCGATGTGAACTTAACCGTATCTGCATTAAACAGCGAACTGAATACAAATAGGTAATAGTTGTATGTGGTATCCGTATCTTGCGTTACGGTAACTACAATGTTGTTTGTGGTATTTTGATTAATTACTATCAAGGGTGTCTTTACTATAAAGACACTAAAATAAAAAAGTGCATGAGTTTTCGCAGAGTAGCAAAAGTAGATAGCAATCAAAAGGAGATTGTAAATGCGTTAAGGGCAATAGGGGCGCACGTTGTGCATACACATCAGATTAAAAATGCCTTTGATATTCTTGTTTCCTATCGGGGTAAAGTTACACCTATGGAGATAAAGGATGGAGATAACTTCCCTAAGAAGTTCTTTAAAATGACTGGAAATGAAAAAGCCCTCTATTTAGAAGGCTTGCTTACAGATGGTGAAAGGGAGTGTATGAATGGGTTTATCGCTACGGGAACGAAATATGCGATAGTCTATGACATTGATTCTGCTATTGCCGCACTAACTTAGTGTAGCCAATCCCAAACTTGCTGATGCACGAAATCTCTATCGTCATTCAGTTCGTCTAACTCTTCTTCTGTCATAGGTCTGCCATCATAGTCTGCTGATTCAATGTAGGCATCGCAGAAGTCGGGGTAGTCTTTTACCTCAACGCCCGAAATCTTTATGTTATCTATTTTAGCGTAGTCCATAGTCGTGTTAAAAATGGGGCTGCTCACCCCAGGAAAGTATCGCAGCCCCTGTATACAATGACAAAAATATAAAGCAAAGGTAATAAAAAAGGGGTAACTTTTCAGCTACCCCCTTAATTTGGAATGGTTCTAAATTATACAGCCGTGAATGCTGATGAAAGGACAAGCCTTGCGGGTTCGGGTTCTTTACCCATAAAGGTAAGACTATACCCATTTCTGTCAGAGAAAGCCTGACCAAGTGTGATTTGGCTATCGCCAGTCAAATCAAGACCGCTTACTTCTCCGTACAACCAATAGTTGTCGTTTGAATCTAATGCAATACACATCAGCCTTGCTTGTGCTAATAGCTTTATCTCGTTGCGCTTCGCTTGCTCGCTCTTGTTCAATACATAAGTTACGCTCTGCTCGTAAACCACAGTTCCGTTCTCAACGCTAACTTGTATGGTTTCACTTGCATTTGAAGTTTCCTTCACGCACTCATAGGTATAGAAGTCGGCAGCAGGAGAGCCATCGTCTATGTCTGTTACCGTACCGGTTGTGTTGGTAGTAACGGTGGTAATAGAGCTGAACTCACGAAAGAACAGCTTTTTAATACCACCGATACTATCTTTACAGCCTACGGTAAATCCTTGTGTTAAATTACAAGCCATGCTTAGTCCTCCTTCCTATTAAACTAAGGTGAACTGAACAATCTCGTTAGGGTAAGCTACTTGCACCCCACGCTTGAACTTAACGCTGTACTTGATATTGTCATCATCCATCGAATACCACATCTTGAACTCTTCCATGTCGCTAACCAAGTCAGTTCCCAAGAAGATGTGTGGTGTGCGACCCAAAAACATTCTGTTAGTGCTGTCAAGTCCGTGAACTCCTACAACCTTAACGTTCTTTCCAGGTACTACCAATTCGTAGTTAGCCCACTCGGTAGCGTTGGTGTGGAACAAGTTAGCAGCCATCAATGCGTTTACATAGATGTCGAAGAAGTCTGTTCCCATGAACAATACCTTGTCATCCTTAGTCTTGATCTTAGCAGGAGCAGCATCGCACATTGCGTTTACTACTGCGATAGCGTTAGATGAAGTGAAGGCGGTGGCAGATGTGGTGTTACCCGAAACTACTCCTGATGCAGCACCGATAATCTTGATAAGACCATCGTACTTGTTCAAGTATGCACTACCGGCAGTAGTATCTCCTTGCCAGTCCAAAACTTCAACGTGTTCGTGAATAAGGCTTACCAAAAGGTCTGAAATCTGATTAGCAAAAGTCAGTTCTTCGTTTTCAGCGTTAGCACCTGGTCTAAGCAAAATCTGTGTCCACTTAGCACGAAGGTCTTTCGGGCAAAGGGTGTCTTGATACTTGATGTTACCTACGGTGATGTTACGCTGCGTGAAGGTGGTATCTCCCGATGCGTTAAACGCACAAGAAGAATCAGCCTGTGGAACTGCTGTTACAGCCAAAAGCTGCAAAGCATCACTCGTCTTAATGCCTGTTTGCAAACCACCGAAATACTGTGCGCTCCTTGATTCAAAGAACGATCTACCAATGAGTTCGGTGGACTGCTCATTGATATAGTTGGTTAATGATGATACGTTAAAACTCATTTTTCTGTTTTATTGGTGGTTTTACTTTTTAAGTTGGTTAAAGATTGCTGCGTACTTACCTTGCTCTGCAAACTCAACAGAAGGCTTACGAGTAGGCTCTTCTGTCGGTACTTTGCTCAATTCAGCTTTAAGGCTGTTTACGGCACTAATTACTTCTTCTACCTCTGCATTCTTGTTCTCTGAAAGTTTTACTTCCAACGCTTCAAGTTTGGCGGTGTAGGTTTCTAATGATTCTGCGAATTTGGCTTCGATTGCGGTAAGCCTTTCGTCAAGCTGCTTGTTGAGTTCTTCTTTGAACTCTACTTCGTTAAACTGGTTCATTTCTTCGTGTTGTTTCATTAACAAATCTGTTACTGCCCCCGATTCTACTACCACAATATCGCCATTCTCCAACTCATACTGCCCTGAATCGGCAGCTACTACCCCTTCACCTGACATTACATAGAACTTGCTGCCTGCGGTGAGTGTTTCATCACCCCAAGCAACCATAGTTCCATCCATTGTACGGGCTTTTTGGTACTCCACTTCTTTCTCCTTTGCGAAAAGTGCTTGAATCTTGTTTAGGGTTTCAATTATTTCTTTTTTGTAATCCATGATTCTTTACTATTAAAGACTTGTATATAAATTAGTTGTTTAATTTTGTTTGTAAAGTGCTGATTCTAATTGCTTTAATGCACTTAGCAGTTCTTCTTCTTTGTTCTGCTCTTCTGCAAACTCTACTGGCTTCATCTCAAATGCACCCTCTATGCTGAATCCGTTAAACTTACCGGACTTGGCTTCTATCCACGTTTCTTCGTCATCTATCT